GCTGCCTTTTGAATAGGTACTGTTTAGAAACTTGTCCACCTCTTTAGCGAATGAGTTCCCTTTGTTCTTTAACTGGTGCTTGAATGCGCTTGACCCTCCGAAGTCGTCTAACGCCTCTACAAAAGACTGGGCAAATACCATACACTTTAACGCTTTAAGATGTTGCTCGTTCATCTTCTTCAATTTGATTATAATTATAATTTATCTTAGCAAATATTGGGTCGTTAAATTTCAACATTCCCTTCACTACTTTCACCGAGTAAAGAATTGTAGCGTGGTCTCGGTTGAAAACGTCCGCAATCATATGTAGCGTATAGCCGTGCGAATATAGTTCTGTGTAGACCTTCCAAATAGCAAACTGACGAGCGCAAACTATCCTCCTTTCTCTCGTCTTTGACTTGATTATATCGTAACTGTGTCCAGTTGCAAGAACAACTCTGCGAATTATCTCCTGAGTCTCACGATGAACATCAGCGTAAGCAAGGTCTCCGTTTAATAAATCAATCAAGTGTTGGGTTTTGTAATTGAAGTAACCACCAGCCAACGTGAGAATCTCGTTTAACTCTTGTTTTATTTCGGGTGTTATCCGAACCATTAGACTAGTTTCCATACGTGGATGTTTTTACCGAAGTCGCCCTCAATTAATACTTCTGTTTTCTTAATCAACCCTTTGTTTTTAAGGTTGCTGAATGACCTTCTAACGGACGTTATGGGCGTGTTGTGCCACTTGCTTTCCGATAGTGTTTCCATTATCTTAAAGTGCCTTAAAACTCGCTCAGGCGTTGCGCCTAAGTTATCGTAGTTCTTAAAGTATTCCAGTACAAGTTCGTCTTGAGTTTTGGATTTCTTCCGGGACTCTTTGAGAGTCGTTCCTTTTTCTTCGTTCGTGTTGTAAAACATTAGTATTTGTTAATGTAGTTGATTATTACTTCTTGAGTTCTCACGCTTACTCGTTCGCCTTTGAAATAGGCGTAAACGGTTTGCGTTGAAAGCCTTGTATCTTTAGCTATTCGGTAAGCGGTTATCTTCTTGGCGTTAGCCTCTTGAGTTACCTCTTCGATTTTGGGTATTTTAATCATTGTCTTCAGGTAAAAGGGTTATTGGTTCTGTTTCTTCTGTCCAGCGTTCGACAATCGGCTCGTCTAACGAGTGGTCGATGTAGTAAGTGTAGCCGTCTATCTCAATGTAAACGCTCTGCTCGGTGGTTAATTTTACAATCATTATTGGTCAGCTAAAAAGTTAAAGCAAAGTTTTTCTAGGTCTTGACCTAATTCTCGAAGAAAATCAGTAACATCAATCTTTACATCATCGTGCTTTAAGATTGTAGAGTTGAATTTTTGAGTATGCCAATATACTTCGATGTTATCAACTGATGCTGCACAACCCGGATAACCTGAGCCATCAGAGTAATATAGTACCGTTGACTCTTCGGGTTGGTAATCAAATCTGATTGTAACGTCTGCTTCTTCGATTTCTGTTGTAAATTCAAATTCCATGTTAGTCTTTTATTAAGTTGTTTTCGATTATTGTTTCTAATTCTTCAAATGTTTCGACCCAGCAATAGACAATATCGTCTATCGTTATGATGAAGTCTTGACCAATGCCATTTTTACCTTCGTAGCAGTCTATTCTGATATTTCCAAGTCTATACGCTTCATCCTGAACTAACTCGAAGCCTAATCGTCTAAAGTCTTTGTGTGTTAATGCTTTCATTGTTTAAGCTGTTTTTAAATAGTTAATGTACTCTTGTTCGTTCATCTTTTGGAAAAAATCAACTTTGAATGAATGAGTGTTTATGCTTTCTGTTTTTAAATAGATAGCTAAATCTAAGGCTCTGCGTACTCTTGAAGGCAATACACTCAATCTATTGAATCCTAAACTGTATTCAGAAGTATTAATTAATACGTTTAGCTTGTTTATTGTCTTTGTGATTGTTGAGGTTGTCATGGTTTCTTTGTTTTTGTTTCAACAAATATATATATATCTTTTGAATATTCACTATATTAAAATAAATTTTTTTATTCTAGTTCCTTAACCTTCTCACAGTAGTGCTTCAGCATCTCCTCCAGTTCCCAAGTGGCCAGCTTCACGGTGGTTAAACTAAGCTGGTGCATCTCGTCCGCCAGTCCTTCACGTTCCCGGTCAAGGTTTAAGCCGAAGTCGTATTGTCGTCCTTGCTGCATTACGTTACATCCGTAGCATTGTGGTCGGCAGTTATCTTCGTGCCACCTTGTCGCGTATCTTGCTCGGCTCATAAAATGACCGTTCTGAATCTTCTTTACTTCATAGCTGCGTCCGCAAGTGTAGCACTCTACAAAGCCGTCAAGGTTAACCGCCCTCAACCGAATGAATCGACTGAAGGCGGCATCTAACTCTTTGACTATTTTACTTCTACTCTTCTTCAAAATGGAAGGTCGTCAGTTGCTTCAAGGGTAGCCGCTTGTGGTTTAGGCTTAAAGGTATCGACTGAAGCGTAAAGTTTCCCTTGCTTACTTTCCTTTATCTGAGTCCGAAGTTCAAGACCTTCTTTTCCTTCAGTTAAATGCTGGTCGTTTTCCTTCAACCAAGCGATTAGCTTAGTCGGGTTAATCACAAGACTCGCTTTCACAAAGTCGGGTGCTTTCTCATTCGGTGTAAAGACGTTCACACCGTCTATAAATACTACTTTGTTTTCCATTTTATTTTGGGTTTATTAAGTTACGAAGGTAATCATTTGCAAACTCCAATCTCTCCCGGAGTTGCTCTTGCATTTCAAGGTCTTGCTCTACTCTAATCTCAATCAGTTTAAAGCGTTCGTCTTTAATGCGTGGGTCGAAGCTAACGAACCTACAAGCCACCGCACCAGTTGCTAACATTTGACCTTGCATTTGCCACATATACTTAGGGTCAATATAACCCTCGAATGCAGTCTTTAAGTGGTTGCTGGTATTGTACGGGCACTTGATTTCGATAAGTTCTCCGTTGACCATTCCGTCAGGACTTGCGCCTGAGTATTCGTTAATCGGAACGAACGGCATCTCTTCAATCGTTAAGCCAGTAGTCTCTTGGAAGTAAGCCTTGCATATTGGTTCGTTTTCAGTTCCCCAATCCAAAGCCGCTCCGAAGATTTCTTTGCGCTCTTCCGTCAAGAGTTCTGCCGCCTTCTCATAAATGTAGCTTACTGCGGTTGCTCCTAGCACTTCGTCTTTCTTCCGTGCATTGGTCATAAGTTCACCAAATCGGGAAGCCGTAAACTTCCCCATTCGTTGCTTGTGCCATTCGTCAGTCCGTTGTTCTGTGAATAGTTCTTCCAGCATCTTATTGTTTTTTTGGTAGTTTAGGTAATGGCATCCAATGAGTTACGTAGTAAGGTATATAATTTGTTAGCCCTACACGCGGTCTGTCTCCGTTCGCGCAAATAACTTCTGAACTTGTATGAAAGGTTTCGGTTATATCGTTATAACAACCTTGTATTGGCACGTCAAATCCATCAACACAAAGCAATACCTCATCAAATGGCGTTGGTGCTTTACCCCCTTTTATTTTTATCCAGTCCATTATTTTGCTCTTTTAAAGTCGTCCGATTCATCTTCTCCAAATACGCCTACTTCGTACAGTCCTGAGAGTTTTAAAACTACTCTTGATAAGGCTCGTTTCTCTGCCATAGCAACCGGGTACTTTTGCCGCGTGTTGTCAGGTGCAGACTCTCCGAATGTTTCCATTTGAATAGGTAAACCGTTACCGTTAGACATCTCGCCAGTAGCTTTGATAACTACGTGTTTAAGGTCGTCCGATAAGCTGACTACATTGTAGCTAACTCGGATGCACTTGTGCGCTTGGATGCGCTCAATTCCTTGTCGGGTTATAATTACAAAGCCTTGAGGACTTTTAAAAAAGTGGTCTTTGTTTAGACCGTTTTCTTTTGCGAGAAGCGTAAGCCTCTCTTTCTGCGTTTCGTTCATCGTTCTGTTTTTTGATGATTATTAATTAAAGTTAAGAATTTAAAGTTTGAATATCAACCGCGTTCTGCTGGTCGTCATAAATACGGATGAAAGTATAAAGCCCGGACTTGATAGGCTCCGCTCTTGAGTACCTTACCATCTGCCAAAATGCAAAAGGCTCTACTCGCATTGTTACACTCTCGGAAGATTGCAAATAGTCTAAGGCTCGGTTGGCGGTTCTTCTTACGAATGCTGGTATCTGCAAATCGGAAAGTCGCTCTTGAAATGTTAAGTAGTTCATTGTTCTGTTATTGTGGGGCGTTCTTATGGTTGCCCCGTTGGTTTTATTTCTTAGCGATTGAGTCGGCTAGGCTCTTTACTTCTTTGTAAGTCCATCCAGCTTCGGCAAGGTCTTTGTCTTCTTGCTCAATCATTCCCGTGATTAGTTCGCTGTTTAAGATGTCTTCAAGTGTTAGCGTTTCGTTTTTCATTTTGTTGTGTTTTTTAATGACACGTCAAATATATAAATAACCTTTTGAATAATCACTATATCAATGCGTTTTTTTTAGAAGTTTTTTTGCCTCCATCATTCCGCTCAATGTATAAACGTCTATTTTATACAACTCTGCTAATTGAAAAACCTTGTGGAGCTGGTCAGAGTAGAACCAAACGACCTCACCACTTCGCAAAGTGTGAGCCTCGTATAACTGACCTCTTTCGTCTACTTTTCCCATTGTACACCGTTCCAGTTGTAAGTAAAAGACTTTGCAAGAACTCCGTTCACAAACTGTTGAACTGTGACGTTTGAAACAACACCAACTTTTTCAAGTCTGTTCATTTCTTCTTGAGTTTCTACAAATGTAGATTTCCATTCTGAAACTCCTTTTGGCGATGTGATAAGAAAAGCATTCATGGCGTGTCTGTTTTTTAATGACACCCCAAATATATAAATAACCTTTTGAATAATCACTACAATAAGCAAAGTTTTTTTAAATTATTTTTATTTTGAACTTAATTCTGTCGAGAATAGGCGTTAAGAATTGCCTCTTGGTTTAGTTCTATCTCCCGGTTACGCTCCTCTGCGCTGACTGCGGCATCAAAGATAACGTCTTGAGTATCTTCAAATTGGCGAACCTTATAACCTATATATAAGAGCATCCCGACAACCAGTAAAAGGAGACAAACGGAAACGGTTAGTAAGAATATAATCATAAGTCCATTAGTTCGTTTATAACTGTCTTTCCACCTATTACAACGGCACATCCTATCGCTGGTTTCTTGCCTCGTTTAGCGTAAGCGAAAGCGTACTTATCGAAGTCAATTCCACAACCGACCTGAGTGCCAAAGACTTTAAAGTTCTGACCAACGTACCACTCTGAATAGCATTGCGTGTGAAGATGTCCTTGAACCGTGCTTTGCATATCTGCGCGGCATTTAGTCCGAGCCGTACCAGCTTCTCCGTGAACATACTGAACCCCATCGTAAGCAACTCGGTCAACAAATCGCCAAGTTGGAGCGTTAAGCACTTCGTTAAAGGACTTAATCCAAGCCTTCGGAATACCGCCTGAGAAAGCCTTTCTTGAGATTATACGGTCGTGGTTTCCTATAGTTACGTCAGCAACTGGGAAAGCCTCCACCCATCTCGCCAATCTATTTATTGCTAACTCAAGTTCTTGCCCTCCGCCTAAACCGTCCGGGTCGGTTTCGTGAAAACTGGAGTAATGCGAATCAATGCAGTCGCCAATAAATATAACTTGGTTGCAATTGTGCTTTCGGTATGTCTCTTTGCAGAAGTCAAGGTAGCCGTCTAAACAGAATGGTTCGTGCAAGTCGCCTATTACTAGAATCCTACGCTCCTTTCGGGTTAGGTTATTCCAAGCATCCAGCATTTGCCCCTTTATTCGAGGTCGAACTTCCTTCATTGTGCCTGAACTATGTCTGCAAACTCAGCATCTAGCGAACGAATTTCCCGAAGTAACTCCGCCCACTTAATCTTTGTCTCAAATCGTTCTAAATCAGTCGACTCAGTACCTAAATTAGCTTGATTTGAAGCGTTCTTTTGGAGTAGTTTGTCGATTGCTTCTCTTGTAATCGGGTTTGTGTGGTATGTCATCTGCTTATAATGTTTCGACCAATGCCAACACCTACAAAGTGTTGACCGTTAAAGCCATAGTTTGCGCTAATGTAAGTTCTTTTTATAGTTGCTTGTAAGCCAACCCCAAACAAAGGCGTGTAACTTTCGACAAAATCGCTTTGAAGCCCGACCAATCCGTGAACACCTAACGCCCAGCCCAAAGGTTTCTTCCTCAATTGCACTTTCAAGTTCTCGGTTCTGTTCTGATAGTTAGACCAAGTTAATCTAATGTCGTTTACTGTCGTGTCATAATTAGCTACTTCAGTAAGCCACGTTTCCACTATCTTAAAAGTGTCTATCAATAACATTGTATCTAAGCGAATAACTATCTTATCCGAGTAGATTGTATCGTAACGAGTAACAAGTTCTTTAGAAACAAACCTAACGGTATCGGTTCGCCATCTATCAACGTATTTAATAGTCGGAACTGGTCGCTCTATTACCTTTGTTATGGTTTTAGCTTCTGAGTTGCACCCTTGCCAAGCCACGATAAGACCCAGCAAGAAAGCAAGAATGTAAGGAAGAAACTCCTTAACTAAACGTATTGCGATGTCCCTTCCCAAATCTCAATCTCAGCTTCTCGTCTGCGAATTAATCCTTTAAGAACTCTTCCTCCGCCTTTGTTCCAACGCCTGAACTGGCTAGGTATTTCTGAATAGTTAGGGTTTGAATTTAACCAAGCTAATAAAGTAGACTTTGAGAAGTTGCCGATTCCTACATTATATGTAAACGAAATTAAAGCCGCTAATTTGTGGGCTGGAAGTTTCACCTCCACGACATTCTTTACTTGCTTCTCGACCGACTTAATAGTGTCTAGCAGCATCTTATCCGCTTCCTTATTATCTATCTCTTTGTCGTCCATTGTAACCCTTTCACCGTTGGCATACATTGTATTTCCGTAACCTATGGTCGGAATGTTAGCCGGGCAGAGATAAGGCTCTGAGGAGTAGCCTTCAAACTCTTTTATGACCTCTGCGGCTATCTTTGCCGCGCTTGGTCTTGGTGATTTCTTCTTTGCAGTTTCCATTACAGTTACATTCTACTGGTCGCCAAGCGCACCACTTTACATTTTGCAACGGTTTTCTTTTAGTTCTCCGCGCATCTCAACTAACGCCTTTGTGTTATCCGCTATTACATCGCTGAACTTGTCTACGTGCTTGTCGTTCGCCTCTTGCCAGTCCTTCCGTTCGTCTCTATGGATGTCGGTTAACTTATTAAGATAAAAGATAAGCACACCTAAAAAGACCCCAGCTATGCCATACTGCGTAAACGCTTCTAGTAAAATTTCCATTATAAAACTAAGTTACCTTGTTCATCAATTTCTGGAATGATTCCATATTCTAGCAGTCTCGCAATCCAAACTTCTTCGTCTATTGTTGTTTCCCAAACCTGAATAGTGTCAGTTCTTTGGTTCGGGTCTGTCCATCCGTAACCTAATACAGATTCTTTGTCATCGCCATCGAATGTAATCCAATAAGTCCTAACTGGTGGGTTTATAATACTGTTCATTTTCTAAATTTTAAATTCCACCACCATCTGTTATCGTCCAACCGTAAGTTGTGATAAGACTAGTTCTTGCCGTGTCTGCTGCTGAGCCTATCGTGTATTGAGCAGAACCGAAGTTTATACCTATAGCGTTAGGTGGTGCTTGTGCTTCCCAAGCTACTAATAAAGCATCGTAGTTTACTGTCGTGATATTAGTATTGGAGAATGGATTGTTAGTTGAAGTTATTCCAACAATATTCCAAGTTGGTAAACCATTCCCTTCAAATAAAGTATTACCCTGAAATGTTCTAACTAAGCCCCCTTGGACAATCCAATTAGATACATCAGTATTAGCACCAAGATTCGCATTTTGGAATGTTTCGTTCCAATTGGTAATATTAGTCACTACCCAAGTTGAAAGGTCTTGGTCACCTAAAATTGAACCTTTGAAAGATTGACTCAAAGTTGTAACGCCAGCGTGAATGATACCACTTATGCTACCACCACTCATTCCATTATTAACGAAAAAAGTGAAGTTAGTACATATAGAAAAATCCCAACCAGAGAAATCTACATTTATTAAATTAGCATTTCTAAATGTGGCGACTGCTGAGTTTACACTTGATAACAAAGGTTTATCTGTTGCGGTAACATTTAAGTTAGCGCAATTTTGGAATATTCTATCGCTTGCAATGTCAAAAGACCCCCAATTGCTGATGTCTATAATTTTTCTGTAATCACCAGCACCAGCAAATCTAAATGTAGTTATTGCACCAGATATGGTAACTATGTATATACCACCAACTGCGTAAGTATGTGTGTTTAAAGTATTGATAGTTCCATCTCCCCAATCAACAGTATTACCCGCAGTCATAGGTAAGACAATAGTATCAGAAGCCGACCCAGCTTGCGTAGTGTCCCACGTTGAAACAAAATCGGGATTAGGTGCAGCACCTCCTCCTCCTCCGCGAATTGGTCGAAGTCCTATTTTAGAACTAGCTATCATTGGTTATAAACGATAACGCTTCCGCTTGTCAAAGTAATGGCAGTAATAGCTTCGCCACTTGGAACAACGATGTAAGCCCCAGCTTTGAGCGGAGTACTTAACCCGTAAGCGGCTAAAGAGTCAGTTGAGCCTACGGTAAAAACGGTAACAACCGTGTCCTCCTGAGCGATAAAAGCGTAGCCCGTTAGTGAAGTGTGTGCGGCAGCACCGAGAACTTTGCATCCTCTGCCTCCGAGTA